AAAGAGCAGATCGCCCAGATCGCGCGCAGCATTCAGGAGTTCGGCTTCACCAACCCGGTGCTGATTGACGGGCAGGGCGGCATTGTGGCTGGCCACGGGCGCGTTTTGGCCGCGCAAAGCATCGGGGTGGGGTCAGTACCATGCCTACGGGTCGATTGGCTGACAGAGGCCCAGAAAAAGGCCTACGTGATCGCGGACAACCAGCTCGCGCTGCAGGCGGGGTGGGATAACGACATCCTGTCTGCCGAAATCAAGGAGCTGCAGCAGGATGGATTCGCGCTGGACTTGCTCGGTTTCAGCAACGAGGACTTGGATTCCATGCTCGGCATCGCCGACGAAGTGTCAGGCAAAGACCCGGAAGATTGTCCACCCCCAGTGACCGACCCGGTCAGCGTGCTGGGTGACGTCTGGAATCTTGGGATGCACCGCCTTATCTGCGGGGATTGCACCACGCCGACCGCGATGGCCGCGCTGATGGATAGCGAGATGGCAGACGTCTGCTGGACTGATCCGCCGTACAACGTCGCCTATGGAGACAAGGCAGAGTTCCTGAATAACGGAGACAACGGACGCACGCAGAGAAACACCTCGCGCATTCTCAACGACGACATGGATGACGCCAGCTTTGCACAGTTTCTCGGCGACTTCTACCGCGCCGCCTTCACTGTGATGAAGCCGGGAGCGGCCATCTACGTCGCCCACGCCGAGACCGAGCGCTCCAACTTCACCCGCGAAATGCTGAACAACGGATTCAAGCTGTCCGGCGTTGTGATCTGGCGCAAGAACACGCTGGTGCTCGGGCGGTCGGATTACCAGTGGATCCACGAGCCGATCCTGTACGGATGGAAGATGGGCGGCGCGCACCGCTGGTTTGGCGGGCGTAAAAAAACCACCATCGAGCACATGGGCGATGGCTCACCGTTCGTCAAGCGTGCAGACGGAAAGTGGGAATTGCACCTGGGGGGGGGCATATTCGTGGTGGAGGGCAAGGCGGAAATCGAGGAGCTGCTGACCTCAGTGATCGTCGAGGACAAGCCAAGGCGCAACGACGTCCATCCAACCATGAAGCCGGTCGCGCTGATCGAGCGCATGCTGCGCAACAGCGCGCAGAGCGGGGACATCGTGCTGGATTGCTTCGGCGGCTCGGGTTCAACGCTCATGGCAGCGGAGCGCCTGCAAATGAAAGCGCGCCTGTCGGAGCTGTCGCCGAACTACGTCGACGTCATCATCCGTCGCTGGCAGGAATACACCGGACAGCGCGCGATTCATGCGGTAACCGGCAAGCACTTCCCTGGGTGAGCTAAACCATGACCGCCGCCACCCAATCAGAATTTGCCGCCATCCTAGGCAAGAACAAGTCCTACGTCACCCGCCTAAAGCAGGCCGGGCGGCTGGTGCTCACGGCGGATGGGTTAGTTGATGTGGAGAAAAGCCAGAACCTCATCGCCATGACCGCCGACCCCAGCCGCGCGGACGCGGTGGCAGCGCGCCAGCCCGAGGCATCCGCGCCGCCGCGCGCGCCGCAGAACGACGCGGTCGGCAACAGCTTCCAACAAGCCAAAGCGGTAAATGAAAAATACAAGGCGCTCACCGCCAAGCTGGAATACGAGCGCGCCAGCGGCAAGCTTGTCGATGCCGAAGAAGCCCGCCTGTTCGCCGCCGACCTGGCTGCCACGTTTCGCGGCTCGCTCGAAGTGCTGCCGGATCGTCTCGCGCCTGAGCTGGTGCCGCTCACCGACACCGAAGCCGTCCGCGCAGTGCTGGTGGAATCGTTCGAGCAGGTGTTGACGGATATTGCGGACAAGATCGCGAAATGGGGGAAAGCGTGATCCGCATTGTTGGTTTTTCCGGGGGAATTGATTCGCAAGCGGCTGCACTGCATGTGCGAAACCGGCACCCGGGCGACGAGATCATTCTGCTCAACTCAAAGGCAGGGAAGAACGAAAGCCCGATAACCGAAGCGTTCATCAACTGGTATTCGGAAAACGTATTCCCTGTGGTACAGGTAATGGGCACTTATGCCGATCTCTGGAAAACGGAGCGGTTTGCAGAGACGAGGGGGTTCAACAGCACAGACGAACTGACCTTCGAGGGAATGATGAAGGTCAAGGGTAGAGCTCCATCACGCAAGGCTCAATTCTGCACTGAGATATTGAAACTGAATCCGCTTCGCCGTTGGGTTGATGAGAATGTATCTGACGACTACGAGAGATACACCGGGCTGCGCCGAGACGAATCGGATGCCAGAAAAAACACGCCTTTCCGCGAGTTCGATAAGTTCTTTGATTGCTATGTAAACCATCCGCTGGCCGACTGGAGCAAGAAGATGTGTTTCGAGTACGTGACAGCGCGCGGCGAGGAATACAACCCACTCTACAAGCTGGGGTTTGGTCGAGTTGGTTGCGCTCCGTGCATCAATAGCGGGAAGGGAGACATCCTGCTTTGGTCGCAACGCTTTCCCGAAGAAATCCAAAAGATACGCGCCTATGAGCGCAACACCGGGTGCACATATTTCGCGCCAATGGTTCCTGGAATGGCGATCAACACTATGGATGATGTGCTGGAATGGTGCACGACTGCGCGCGGTGGTCGCCAACAGGACTTTATCAAGATCGTGGAAGAAAGGCCGAGCTGCGAATCTAAGTTCGGGCTGTGCGAATGAACCCCCCCCTAACCCAATCCACAATGCAAGTCATGTCCGCCGCTGCCGCCCGCGCAGTGCGCCCGCGCGGTCGGCTCACGGTGTCGCAGTGGGCGGACAACCATCGCGTGTTGTCGAGCAAGGGCAGTGGTGAGGTGGGGCGCTGGCGCACGGCGCGCAACCCGATGCTGCGCGAGATCATGGATTGCCTGTCGTTGCACTCGTCCGTGCGCGAGGTGTGGATCATGAAGTCGTCGCAGGTGGGCGTCACCGAGATGTCGGTGAACTGGCTGGGCTACACCATGGACTACGCGCCGGGCCCTGCGATGGTGCTCATGCCGACGCTGGAAGCGCGCGACACCTGGAAGGTGCAGAAGCTCAACCCGCTGCTGACCGATACGCCGTGCATCCGCGACATGCTGGGCGGGCTGCGCAGCCGCGATGCGGCACACAGCAAAGAACTGATCGACTTCCCAGGCGGCATCCTGTTCCTCGCCGGCGGCAACTCGCCCAACAGCTACGCGCAAAAGTCCGTGCGCTGCCTGATGATGGATGATCTCGACCGCTTCCCCGCGCAGATCGGCGACGAAGGCGACCCGGTGGAGCTGGCGCGCTCGCGCGTGAAAGCCTTTGTGCGCCACAAGCTGCTGTTCGCCAGCACACCCACGCTTAAGGGTGCATCGCTGATCGAGCGCGGCTTTGAGGATGGCGACCAGCGCCGCTACCACGTCGCCTGCCCGCATTGCGGCGAGCGGCAGGTGCTGCAATGGAGCCACGTCAAAGCCAACATCACGCTGACCGCAGCCGAATACATCTGCGAGCAGGGCTGCATCATAGAAGAGCACCACAAGCCCGCCATGCTCGAAGGCGGCATCTGGATCCCGGAACACCCCGAGCGCCGCGTGCGCAGCTACCACATCAGCGCACTCTACGCGCCCATCGGCCTCGGCCCGTCCTGGCTCGATCTGGTGATCCACTTCAAGCGCATCCACAAAGAGCCGGTGCAGCTCAAGAGCTTCATCAACCAAAACCTCGGCGAAGCGTGGGAAGACCAATCCGAAAAGCTCAAGACGCACGAGCTGGCCACGCGCGCGGGCGAATACCAGCAAGGCATCATCCCGCCCGGCGTGCTGGCCCTCACCGTCGGCATCGACACTCAAGACAAATGGCTAGCCATCACCCTGCTGGGCTGGGGCGCACCCGCCGAAGAACACGGCCCCGCGCGCCTGTGGGTGATCGACTTCACCGAGATACAGGGCGACACCACCGGTGCAGACGTGTGGAACGAACTGGAAGCCTTCCTGCACCGCCCGCTGGTCAACAGCTACGGCAAAGAAATGAAGATACGCGCCGCCGGAATAGACAGCCGGGGACACCGCACTGAAGAGGTGAAAAACTTCGTCATGCGCCCCAGCCTGCGCATCCCCGTCTATTCCGTGCAGGGCGCCACCAACCGCATCGGTCGCGCCATTGCCCAAAGCGGCAGCAGCCCCACCAAAACCCGCACCGGCAAAGTCATCCGCCACGGCTACATGGTGTGGAACGTCGGCACCGAACACTGCAAGGACTTCATCTTCGCCCACCTCGCCGCCGACGGAGTACGCCAACAGACCGAGCGCACCTTCAACTTCCCACAAAGGCTGGAAGACACCTACTACGACGGTCTGCTCTCTGAAGTGTACGACCCCGAGAAAAAACGCTACATCCCCCGCATCGGCGCGCGCTTCAA